AGGTCGCCAATCATGTGCGGCGGCACACGGAAAATACGAGCGATTTCGTCAATCTGGAATTTGCGGGTTTCGAGGAATTGGGCCTGCTCGGGACTGATGGAGATGGGCTTGTAGCTCATGCCTTCTTCAAGGACTGCAATGCGATGTGCATTTCGGCTGCCTTGATAGATGGCGTTCCAGCTTTCGCGGACGCGCTTCGGGTCTTTCACAACGCCCGGATGCTCCAAGACGCCACCCGGCTGTGCGCCGTTCTGGTAAAAGGCTGCGCCGTATTCATCACAGGCGAGGCCCATGCCGATGGCTTGCTTTGCCATGGCGATGGGGCTATAACCGACAAGGCCATCATAGCCAAGACCCGGAATATGAAAGACTTCCTCAGGCGCGAGAATCACTGTGGATTTCTTGCCGAGGGTATTGGCGTCCGAGTCGGCCCGGCTGTATTCGTAATAGATACGACCTCGGGCATCACGATCCACCGTCATACGGTCAGGCATGAGCGGATAAAGCGCCATGACCTCGCCGCGTCCGTTTCGGATAATCTGCGCGTAAGCATTGCCCCAAAGGAGTAGATGCGTCATAAGGGTTTCGCGGAAACTATACGCCGACATCTCCGGGTTCGGTTCATCGTGCAGGATGGCGTACAGCGGATGATCCACGGCCTTCTCTTTGCCGCCAGCTTCATTGTATTGATAGAAGTGCAGCGGCAGCGATGCAACCGCCTCCGACAATACGCGGACGCAGGCGTATACCGCCGACATCTGCATGGCGGAGCGTTCATTGACGGCTTTGCCTGCAACGGTTGTGCCGAACATAAAGGAATAGTTGCTGCCGTTCAGGGAATTGGTGGGCTTATCCCGCGCCCTGAACAGCTTTCCGAATACACTCATATAAAGAGCAGCCCCCTCTCATCATAAACAGAAGCGCCGTCGCCCTCATGTCGGATGGCCCTATCCAGAGCCATGATGGTGGCGATGGCACCGTCAATTTTCTCGGTTGATTTCTCTTTGTCCGCCTTGATATTGCCAGCCGGGTCAGAGCGGATGGTCACGTTATCGATCATCCAGCGCAGTACTGGATGCCCGCCGTGGGCCAGCCTGCCTTCCAGCGTCAGCTTGAGCAATTCCTTCGTCGGCGGCGACATGTCCTTATAGCCCTGGCCAAACGGGACAACGGTAAAGCCGAGGCCTTCCAGATTCTGCGTCATCTGTACAGCGCCCCAGCGGTCAAAGGCAATCTCGCGGATGTTGTACTTCATGCCGAGTTCTTCGATGAATTCCTCAATGTACCCGTAGTGGATGACATTGCCCTCGGTCGTAAACACGAGGCCCTGCTTGGCCCACACGTCATAAGGGACGTGATCGCGGCGAACACGCAGCTCAATGCTGTCCTCGGGCAGCCAGAAGAACGGCAGAATTTCATACTTGCCGTCCTCGTCGGTCGGTGGGAATACCAGCACAAAAGCCGTAATGTCGGTAGTACTGGAAAGGTCGAGGCCGCCATAGCAAAGGCGACCACGCAGGCGCTCCGGATCAACGGCATACGAGCAGGCGTCCCACTTGTCCATGGGCATCCAGCGCGTGGTGGCGCTTGTCCATTGGCACAGATGGAATTGCCGGAACTGCATTTCTTCCGCAGGGTTTTGCTTGGCGCTTTCGCAGGTGGTGCGGTAATACTCCACGTCCACCGTCTTGCCCAGCGAAGGATTGGCCGCCATCCAGACCTTGGGGTCTGTCCAGTCGGCGTCCATGGGCGTGGAATACACCACCGGATAGAAGGAAGGGTCAACCTTGCGGCCCTCCAAAATATCCAGCGCCTTGGTGTGTACCTCGTAGCAGATGGACGTCTTGTCGCTGCCTGCGGTGGTGATGACGAAGTTGAGCGGCTGCTTTCGGGCAGCACCCGAACCTTTCGTCATGACGTCAAACAGCTTGCGATTCGGCTGGCCCAGCAATTCGTCGAAGATGCAGGCATGGACGTTATAGCCGTACTTGGAAGCGACTTCCGAGGAAAGCGCTTGGTAATAGGATCGGATGGGCAGGTAAACGATGCGCTTCTGACTTTCGACGATCTTACAGCGTTTGAGCAGCGCCGGGCATTGGAGCACCATGTCCTTGGCGACATCGAATACGATGCTGGCCTGCTGGCGGTCATTGGCACAGCCGTAGATTTCGCCGCCTTCCTCGCCGTCTCCAGCGAGCATATAGAGTGCAATCGCGGCGGCCAGTTCCGATTTTCCAGCCTTTTTGCAGATTTCAACGAAGGCCGTTGTGAACTGCCGGTATCCGTTGGGCTTGATGATGCCGAAAATGTCCCGAATAATCTGCTCCTGCCAATCGAACAGGAGGAACGGCTGTCCGGCCCACACGCCCTTGGTATGCTTTAGCGATTGGATGAAATTGACGGCATGATCTGCGCGTTCCTTATCGTAATGGGACGTCGGCAGCATGAACGGTGTCGGCTTATACCTTTTTGCCATGATGCCTGCGCCCTCGCTTTCTCGGATAGTTCAGCCGGGCGTACTCACCAAAGAGCAGCTTGGCCACGCAGTCCCGCGTTCGTGCTGCCAGAGGCGCATCCGGGAACGTGCCAAGGTGGTGCTTTTTCCCGTGGTGGTGGATGTATGCCTCATAGAACGATGAGTCCCGGACTTGGCTGACGCCGATGAATCCGCTGGTGTTGGTGCAGCGGCGCTTTTGATTGAATGCGTTCTGCTGATGGGTACACAGGCGCAGGTTGATGCGCCGGTTATCCATTTTGTCGCCATTGATATGGTCAACCTCATATCCGGCGGCATCAGGAAACAGCAGCCGATGCAGCACGACGGTCTTACCGCGCACATGCGTTGCCGGGTATCCGCGCTTTCCTTTGTGCCAGGAATGCGCCTGAATCAGTGGCAGGTCGATTTCGTCAAACAAAAAAGCGCTGCCATCCGCGAAGTAGACAACGCCATGCCCCTGATCGGTCATCTTGTATTTGTTGTTCATGGAAGCCCTCCTTTCCTCAAAAATGGGCAGAAAAAAAGCTCCATATGGAGCGGGGATCATGCCAGCGGTGCCCGGAAAGCAATCCATACATAGGTTTTGCCAGAGTGCAGATTGCGCGGCGTAGTAAATGTGTTTTCATTGATGTTCGTCACATAGTACGGTGCCGTTGATTTATCCACGCCAAATACTGTGTCGGGGACATTTGCGCTATACGACCAATAACGATTAGTAGTCGTAGAAGACGAGCCGCCGGAAGAATTTCTCCGTGCATATGCATGGGAGTAGGCGTGTCCAGATTCTGCGCCAAAGACAATGGACGCGAGACTGTCATATACGGTGGTGCCAGATGCCGAAGGGACAGAAGTATTGGCAGAGGATTTCTTTAGAAAGATGATAGCGCCGGGAACATGCCCGAGATTATGCTCAATCGTCTTTGCGCTGGCGGATGATGCAACAAATGTCCCCGAAGTAAAACCAAGGTCACCGCTGACCGTGATGCTGGTAATGGCAGCGGCAATCTGCTCAAGCGTCATCTTGTCCGTAATTCCTGTCTTCAAGCGGACGGAATCAGCAAGGCCTGTCATCAATTCGTTTACGCTCATTACCATTCACCCTCTAATATTGCTTCTTCCACATGTGCTTTGATCGCGGCCACATCCGCAGATGTCCAGTAGTCCTTGCCACGCACCGGCGTATAACCCTCCGGCCCACGCACAGCATTATCATTGATAAGCTGGATGATCTGGTCATAAGCGTTCTGCGTAGGCGGGTCGGCTGATCCGCCCGTGCTTTTGATGGAATACTTGAACGGGATTTTGACTGCCGTGGATGTCAGCCCATCGGCGAAAATGCCGACTTCTACATAATTGGTTTTGTCGATGTCCGGCACATTCACGGAATTGCCGCTGAAAGGGACATCGACGTATTTGCGTTGCCAAGAAAACCGCGCCGTTTTCAGTTCGTGCGCCGCCCATTCAGCGTCGCAATCAAACTGGATAATATCGCTGGGATTGTTACAGACCAGCTCCGTTCCTTCCGGGACACTGGCAATGCGTTCCCGAATGGTCATTATCACTGTCGCCATAGCGCACCTCATTTCTCTATCAGGGGACTAAAAAAGGCCCCTTTCGGAGCCGGGTGGATTACATTTCATAACCGCGAATGCGAAGGATCTCGCGCAGGGCGTTGATGCAGCGCTTCGGGCTGGAATAGTCGCGGCGGTCGATCTGGCGGCCATTCTCGTACAGGGTCACCATCGGGTAGCCGTAGCTCTCATATGCTTCGATGCGGAAGGTGGATTCCATCTCGCCGTACCAGAGTACGTTCGAGGTCTTGCGCCATTCGCGGCCATAGATGAACTGGCCATCATAGCTGGTCTTGCCGGTGTACTGGAATCCGTTCTGGTTCATGATATCTGCGAAATTGATCTTGCTCTGCTTCATGGTGGGTGCCTCCCGTCGTTTGGTGTGACTGAGTGTTACCAGAGACACCTTGAAAAGACAAGCCTCTTTTGAACTTATCTTTTAAGAAAGCACCGACTAAAAATGGGCCATTGCTGGCCCGTGGGATCATTCGCTGACTTCGCGGATTTGGTCAACCCCGTGAACCGCTCCAAGGGTGGAGCCGTTATCCCATTGGATGTGTACCGTCGCCATATCATCCACAGCCAGCACCGTACCTTTGAGGCGCGGCAGCATCTCACGGTAAGGATCGTCCATGGAAATGAGCTCTATCCGGCTTCCCGCAGGATACCTTTTGCGCAGGCGCTCAACCAATTCGCGTGAAGGCTTATTCATGCGGCACCTCCGTTAGTAGTCGCTGGGGAAAAGCAGCGTCGTGGCGCTTCTGTCCCATTCGGTAATGATCCACAGCTTCCACTCCGAATGATCCGGGTGGGCGTAAGATGCGAAGATGCGGTCATCGCCATTGGCCACCGCGCTGTCGTTCATCTCGGCGTCATCCTTGCCGAGGTCGCCCCAATCGCAGTGCTGGTATCGAGCGAAGGCGGTCTGTGTGAATTGGGAAAAGGCGGTGCTTTCCGCCATGAGATCGGCTACTGCGCGAGTAGCTACTACCTGACCAAGCTGGAATTTCATACGGGTAACCTCCTTGTTTTGTGCCATTGGCTGAGTGAGTGTTACCATAGACACCCCTGAAAAGAAAGGATTTTCCAGCCTTTTTACGACTATTTGAACTCAACTTTCAACCTTTTCAGCCGTTTCGCCGGTGAATTGTTCCCAGCGGCGAATGATTAGGTCGCAATGCATCGGGTCGGATTCGATGGCCCGGCAGCGCCTGCCAGACTGCTCGCAGGCAATGAGTGTGGTGCCAAGGCCTGCGAAGGGATCAAGCACAATGCCATGGAGATCTGCGTGCATTTTGAGGCAGCGCCACGGCAATTCCACCGGCACTTGCTGCTCGCCATCCGCGCCTTTGCGCATGGCAGAAATCTCCCACACACCAGCATAGCCCCACTTGCGCCGTTCCTCACGGGTCAGGCGGCGGACAAACTGGAAGGAATGCGCAGCGAATGCAGACACCCAAGAATATTCTTGGTCGTTATAACTCTCCGTGTCCTGCCCAGCGAATGCGGTCACGTAATCGAACTGGCGGGTGGGCTTATTGGAGGACGCCTGCAATGCACCAGCAGAAGGGATATTGCCGGTCATCTTCCAGACGCGAATCCAGAGAGGCCGGTAATTCTGATCTGCAAACAGTTTCACCGAATGCACCGTCATGGGTTCAATGAACTGGCTGCCGGTCTTGGCGAGGTCACTGGTTTGCCAGCATACGATGTCTGCATACTGGGTAAGCAGCGCTGCGACACGAGCCATACGCTCCAGCCAGGGATCAATGCCGTCCTTGGCGTATGCCTTCGGATCAGTGGGCGGCGTGGTGATTGCGCACTGCGCATGGTCGCTGCCCATGATGCGTCGGAAACTTGCTTCGTCGGCAGGATCGGCGCACAGCAGAACATGATCGCCCAGCCTCCACATATCGCCGCGCTGGGCAACAGGGCCGCCACCATCGGCAACCTTCTTCTTTTCGGCTCCGGCGTCGAAATCATCCTCGGTGGCTTCATGGGAATAGAAGCGGTTGAGCATGGCGTCCACTTCGTCGGCGTCAAAACCGGTAAGCGAAACGTCAAAAGCATCTGCGTCAAATTCCGCCATCAGGGAGGACAGCTTTGCCTCGTCCCAGCCGCCCTGAATTTTGTTGAGGGCGATATTCAGCGCCTTCTCGCGCTGGAGGTCGAGATCAACGATCACGCAGTCAATTTCGGTATGCCCGAGGTCGGTAAGCACTTTGAGGCGCTGGTGGCCGCCGACCACATTGCCGGTTTGTCGGTTCCAGATGACCGGTTCCACATAGCCAAACTCCGCAATGGATCGCTTGAGCTTTTCGTATTCCTTGTCGCCGGGCTTGAGGTCAACCCTCGGATTGTACGCTGCCGGATTCAGCCTGGCGGCGTTGATTTTCTGTATCTCCATATTGCTCTCCTGTCTGGTAGTTTTCATAAGGGACACCGATATAGTCCAGCACCTGCCGCATCCCAAGACCGCCTGCTTCCCAATCGCGCAGGCAATACCGCCACAGCTTCGGATGCGTTTTCTGCAGTCGCTGGAAGCGGGTCGGCTCGGCATCGTAATGAGCGCCAAAAAGACAAAAGACGCACCCAGTGCGAGCGTAGCCCATGTCGTAAATCTTGCTGTACGGGACGTTGTACTTTCGGATGTATGCCCACACGTCATCCTCCAGCCAGAAAGACATGGGTGTGGAGATGGGCCGCTTGGCTTCGTAGGCATTGCAGCCATTGTGCAGCCAATGCTGGGTTCGCAGCTTGGACTCTGCCGCCATCGTTGCAATGAACGGCATACGCCCGGTTTCCTCGGCGTATTTCTTCATGGGCTTTTTCTTCATTTCGTTGCAGCAGCCAGCGCCGATCTTGAAGGGAGCGCCCAGCATATACTGCCACTGTTCGGAAAGATGAAAGCGGCTGGTGCCACCATTGCGCCGGATGCCGTGAATCTTCTCCAGCATTTCGGCAGGGTGGCCGCGCT